CCATAATAATCTCTGTGTAATTGTAATAAAGGCAGGAATTTCACCTGAACCCCTAGTATTACTTTGTTTCTCCGAACAAATCAAGTCTTGGCATCTTAACCAAGACATCTCTTTTTATCTTTGAAGGATCGATTCCGAGGCCTTTCCACTCCTCATCGTCCTTATAAATGACGCCGGTTTCCTTATGTTTTATGGTTACCTTCACGTCTGCATACTTAACAGGAATATCTTTCCCATTATGTTTGATCGTATCCATTATACTACTACCTCCTGGTTAATATTTAAATAACTAATTCCAATATCCACGGAATCACTGCTACTCATCGTGACTTTAAGAGCTACCCCTGATTCTAGAATTAAAGGCAACGTTAAAATTTCTACACTAGCATTAGCGGATAAAGTTTGGGCATTCACGATCTTGGTTGTGCCGTTCTTAATAGTAATCGTTGGAGTATTTCCAGTATTGTTGGTGACCCTCAACGATTTAATAATGACTGTCTCTACCGCTCCGGAACTTGCGACCGCAGGAGTTAATAAAGTAGTTTCATCTGTGGTTGCTACATTTGTTCCTGAAAATTTATATTGGTTTACTATTGCCATTACATTAGAAAGAAGCTTCTAGCTTCTACTTCTTCTTTTAATTCTTGTTGATAAGTGCTATTTAATTTTTGTACGATTCCGTCTAAGTCTCTGACTAAAGAGTTAGCAACGGTATCACTATACTCTTCACCTTGTCTGGTTAATACTTGTACTATTTTAGCCATTATAATCTATACTTACTCCCCGTAAAATCACTTTTAATATCTCCAGTAAAATATTCTGGGTTAGCGTAATGCTCCCGAAGTATCTCCCTAAAAGGAACTCCTTGATCAAGAAGTTCTTGAACTTTTTCAGTTCGAGGACCAGTTGTTCCTGTAAGTCTTTTCCTTGTATCTACTAAAAAATCTTTTCTTACTGGAAATTGCTCTTGGAGAGATGGTACTCGTGGTTTATAATTATAATCATTAATAGTTTCATCAATAGAACTATAAGTGTCATCCCCTTTTCGATTAAATTTATCTCTGATATCAATTGTTTTTATTCCTTCGCCTCCTGTTGTAGGTTTTCTATTAAATAGATTCGAGAGCAAAGTATTCTGTCCCAAAAGAATATCTTTTGCTGTTTCTTCTTCATCGGTTTGACTTGCTTGATATGCTCTTCGTCCTACTCCTTGTCCAAAGAGAGATCCTAAAAGCATTCCCCATGGTCCAAATAACATTGAGCCTAGACCTCCTCCTAGTTGAGAACCAGCTACGGATGAACCCCAGTTTCCTAAAAAATTCTTTATTCCACCGCCACCTATTCCTCTTCCAGCTAAACCTAATTGAGGTCCACGTTGAAAGCTCCCTATATTTGCTCTTTCCTTATAACCAAGATCCTTAGCTTGTTTTCTTTCAGCTATTTGTAATACTGCTCTTTCATTTGCTTTTCTTCTATCAAAATCTCTTCCAGATTCACCAGGTCCTTGTCCGGAAAAACTTCCTTTACCACCTGGATCTGCATCATAATCTGCTCCAGATTGTCCGCCCCCACCTATATCTCCCCAACTATCTAGTGACATAATTCCTGATGGACCTATGTTAGGACCTTTGCTTAATGATCCATGTAAGTCTGCCTTTAATATTAAATCTTTTTCTGCTTCTGTAATGTAAGCTAATTCTGTTGGTGGTTTATCGGGACCGGATTGCCATTTCGTAGGAGCTTCAACCATTTTTTGCTTACCCAAATAGTTTTTAACTCCTCCCTGCATTTCGTAATGTTGTTTTATTCTTCCACCTAAAGCTTTATGGATTCCACTACCATAAGTATCAGTCCAGTCACGAGCAATCTCTGGCTCGTTGGCCCATAAGTATCGTCTTTGTTTTTCTGATTTAAAAGGCATTACCTTCTTCCTCCAGCTTGTAAGTCTAATCTAAAAGTACCTAATTTCCAATCTTCATTCTTCCCGGTGTTTTCAACCTTTAAGGCTACTGATCGTGCACGGGCTCTGGTGTCTTGTTTGAGTGTGCTCGACGTAATATCAAAAGGACCTAAAGTGGAACTCACTTGAGAAGCATTTGGATAATCTCTTAAGTATAATGTTATACGTGTCGTTCCGGTTTGCGTCAAGAAGTCAGGGATAAATCTTCTGATCGACATAAAGTACTCACCATCTCCTCTAAACGTTACCCCTTGTCTTTGGTCTTGAGTAATATCAAAATCTCCTGATTCAATATTAGAAGTAATAGCGGTTGTAGCTCCCCCTTTAACTTGATTGTTCCCTGTTTCATGCTCATAGTAAGTTGAAATACCATCTGTGTTTCCTCCTACAAAAGTAGATTCAGTTGCAGCTTGTGTCCCATCAATATTATAATGAGTCGCATGAGGTTTACCAAAAATAGAAGAGTCCGCCCAAGCGGTTCTATTTAAAGTTCCCGTTGTCCAAATTCCTCGTTGAGAAGAGGAATCAATATAGTTATAACAAACCATTCGATTAACTACATCTGATCCGTTGGTACAATAAAACCACATAATTTCACCAAACAAATTATTTAATCCACAATTAATTAAGGAAGAGGATGTGGTATTAATATCATCATAAACATAGTCTTCCACTAAACAGTCCATTGATTCTAATTTACCAGTGTATCTAAAGAAACCGTTTTCAGACATCCAGTACGCAGCACCATCAACTTCTACCGCTGCATTCATACCGATCAATCCGCAGTTAGTACCCACTTGCTCAAAGGCAAATGTGAAAGGTGCACCTACAAAACGCATCGTAAACATTGAAGTGTCTGTCCAAATATAAAGTGCATCACGACCTCTGAGTGCTCCCATGATTTTAGAACCATCCGCCAGTCTTTGTGTACCTGCGGTATTGGTTGCGGTCGGTGTATAAGTATTAATGTCTTCTTGAGATGAAAATCGAATAAACATGTTATCTTGAGTGGTTGTATCTCCAATCGTAGTTTCTGTTCCAAAGAACACTAAGTGTCGATCGGGAGTAGAAACTAACATGTCTCTTGAAGCTGTTGGCGCTCCACTAACAGCCGTTGCTCGAATAGAAGTGGCGTTCGTAGCAGCAGAGTCCCATTCAAAACATGATCCGTTTACAATTAAAGCAAGTAATTTTGTTCCATAGTTATCGAGGCTCCATAAGCCGGGTGCAATTACATAGTCACCAGAAGCTGCTGAACCCCAACCTACATAGTCAGTAGTATTAGTAACGGTTGCTCCATCCGAATGAGCTGCACGAGTTGTGTTTCTAACAGCTCGGGTAATACCTGTTAAATCATTTCCTGAAACTCCCGTATATGAAATTTCTTCTGTGCCTACTTGAATATAAGATGTTCCTGATGACGGAAAGTCTGTAGAATCTGCTACGGTAATTGAAGTTCCTGATCCTCCAGTTCCATATGCATTATCTCCTAAAGCTCCATTTAAAGTCGTGGTAACTTCTCCAGATACGGTTCCTCCATATTGACCTATTCCAAAACCATATCCACCTAACTCTTGAGCAGGTCCTACGTGATAATAACGATAATAAGTAATTCCACCTGAAGTTGTTGCCCCTGATCCTGCTTCGTTACTAGGCATAGTAATAGTAAGCGTAGTAGAAGAAGGAACGCTGGCTACCATAAATCTTTTATCACAAAAATCTGAAGCTCCAAAATCAGAATCTGTTATAGCACTAAAGGTACTTGTATCTCCGAATAAAATAATGTCTCCCACTACAAAACCATGAGCGCTACCAAATGTTATAGTAACTGTCGCTGATCCGTTAGTCGTGGTAAAGGCATTAGTAATGGCTGTACCTGAAGGATTAACTAGAGGGTGAATATCATAAAACACACCACCAGAATAAACATAAAGAATTCTATTTGTTCCAAGAGCTGAGTATTTAATTCCAGTATTATCAACAAAATGGTGCAAAGCTCTAACGGGTCCCGTTAAATAATCTTCCCCTAATTGAGCCCAACCTCCAATTTTTTCAGGAGTAGAATATCTAAAACGTACGTTATCCCCTGCAATCCATTGTCCTTCAGCGGTTGTAGGTGTAACTTGTTTATTGAAACCAGGTAAAAAGCCTATTTTTTGTAGCATAAAAATCTCTTTGTTTATAATTATACTAGAATGATGGGAAGATCAATACGATTGTAAGTAGGCGCAGAAGACCTTTGTGGTGGAAAAATCCCCCACGCCAGTCTCATTTGTACCTTATTTTTTTTGAGGAGGCAACTTAAAACCTTTAAACCATGCTGGAAGTCCTACAAAAGGACGTGTATCATAACGGTTATCTTTAGCTGTCTTCTTAGTTCTATCATTGTAATGTAAAAAAACTTGACCACAATCTTTACCTGGAAAAGGATCACGCCAATGCTCCAGATCACACCCTGAATAAATCAACATATCCCCTGGTTCTAAATCAACCTTGATCCCTGCCATTCCTTTTTTACCTGAAGGTTCTAGATAAATAGGCCAAGGATCTCCTCCTAGATTTAAAGTTGTAGAGACTTCACAAGAATAACGATCCTTGTGTCGATGTAAAATATCTCCTGTTTTATAAATTCTAGCATAAGAATAAGTTTCCTGAAGTTTGTATCCTGTTTCTTTTTCCATTTTACCCCGTAAAGTTTGAAGTAAAGTTTCCATCACTATATCCCCATAGTGAGAATAAGTATTAGGCACTTGAGAATCACTCCACGTTCCCCATTCGGTAGCAAAAGGAGAAGCCCATTTATGATCAAATATAAATCGAGCTACTTTTCTTTTAGTTAAGAAATAATCATAGCAAAACTTAGCTAGTTCAGAACTAATCGCTTTTTTTAAAACTTTATATTTTGTTTTTTTGAACATTTTTTTTCTCCTTTTTTAGTTGTTTTTTTCTTTCATCGATTAAAGTTTCTACAAAATCATTAGGGTATTTTTTAGGGTTTTGACCCAACATTGCTTTGATATAGGCGTTATGAGACTCGCTCATAGCGTCATGAAGCTTGGGCATATATATCATTTTATTTTTTCTTTTCATTGTTTTTCTGTTGTTCTAACCATGTGGGTTTATAAGGTTTTCCAAGTACATTATTCGCGACAGCTTGTATATTAAAATGAATAAAACGG